TCCTGAAGTTGTAGATCCAGTAGTTCCTGAAGTTGTAGATCCAGTAGTTCCTGAAGTTGTAGATCCAGTGGGTGCAGATGTTTTAGGTGATGTAGTAGAGGGTGTAACAAATGATGATGCTTTTTTATTTGATGGTTGCGAAATTGGTATTAACTTTTCAAATTTTTTCAAATGAGGAGAGTTTCCAATTCCATTTCCTCTCATTAAACTCAGAATTGGTGTTCCTCTTCGTGGACCTACCTGTTTATACCAGAGAGTACTCGTAAAGTCTCCAGCAGATGCATCTCTATATCTTAACTCATCAGCAGTTTTTTGATACTCACCAGCAGCAAAAGCTTTAGCAGCATTTTTGAAAGTATCAGGCCAATAACCCATGTTAAATGTCAAGTCAATAGCAGCAGCTTGTTGTTGTGGTGGTGCTTTATCAAATCCAGGAATACTCTTTGCAATTTTAAGATGTTTATCAAAATCTTTATCAAATAATTCATCTGCTTCTTTTTGCGAAATTGAAGATTGCATAGAATATCCATCACCAGGAACAATTAAATGTCCATATCCAATTGTTGGTTTACCTTCACTATCATAATATGCCTTGTGCATTCCATCAACAATAACATATCCTTCATGTTCTTGAATCATTTTTTTAGCAAATACATATCCACCACCATCAGCATAAATTTTACCACCCATCATTTTTGGAATGTTAGTTCCACCACCCATTGCATTCATTGACATCATCGTATCAACACCAAATTTCTGAACAGCACCACGCGACATAACAAACTCACCAGCAGTAAGCATCGCTGGGACTTTATCAACACCACCTGGACCAGAAACTAATGCCCCTTGATTAAATCCCCGAAGCATTTGCATTGCTTCTGCAGTTTTTCTCCTTCTCTCCAACATGGCACCAACAGGAGTTGAAGTATCAAAATTTCCTTCACCCCTATCTGCCTGATCTATAGTTTCCTGTGCTTGACCAGACATCCAAGAGAATGGATTTAAGAAATTAAATTGCTGTTGTTGTACCTGTTCTACTTGACCTCCTCCAGAGAAACCTTTTCTGTTCTGAAATTCTTCATCAGACAGATAATTTTGTGAGTCGTTAAATTGTTTCTTGCTAAGTCTGTTACCAAATGGATCACTAAGAATTGAACCAACAGTTCTAACTTTTGCCTGATTTGTTAAAGCGTTGGTGCCACCACCACCTCCACCCATGCCAGGAAGACCAACCATATTAGGGTCACTTCCAAGATCTACACGTTCTATAATACCATCTCTCTCTTGTACCATTCCACCACCAGAGAAACCTTGAACATCAGTTTCAGGTTTGTCTCCACCACCACCCAACATACCAGCAAGACCACCAACGGCAGCAGCAGTTCCAATTGCTTCAAGTGCCGTAGCAATGATTGCACCTTTGGGACCTAATAAAAACTTTGCCATACCAAGACCTTTTAAAATACCAACTTTTTTTAACATCAAAGCAGCAGCTGCCGCAATTCTAATACCACCTCTGATTAATATTCTAGATAGTTTTCTTATTCCTCTACCTATAGATGTTCCAAATACAAGATAAGCACCTATTAATTTTGGACCAAAGTCAGTCAGAAATCTAATAATAGAATTAACTTTAGATTTGTTCTTTGGATCACCTAACCACTCTACAAATTTTACAACAATTCTACCAAGAATAATATTAATAAAGAAATCAAGAATCCTATCAAGAATACTCTTGACTGGTTTTAAGAATCCCGTGACAGTTTTTTGCAGTTTTTTATATCTGCTCTCTAATCTTTTCTCCTCTTTATTTCTTTTTTCTTTTTCTTCTTTCTTAACGTCAGTCTTATCTTGAATTTCAAGTGCTGTTCTTACCTCATCAATTAAATCATCAAGTTTAGATCCATAGTCATCAATAATTTCAGTATTGACAACAGTAACTTTTTCTGGATCAATACTTGGTTTTTTAATAACAACAGAACCCGCTAAAGCAGGTATATTATTTCCTATAGGAGAACTGACTTGTTGCTTTCTATTTAAAAGTTTATCAACAAAGGATTTAAAGTTTTGCTTTCCTTTTCTAAATTCTCTAACACCATTTTTTCTTTCATTTGCTGAAAGATTATCCCCATCAATTCTACCTTCATTAATTAATTCAGTGTAGTACTTATCATATTTGTCCTCACCAAAAAATTTAGCAGGAACAATCTTGCCTCCCGTACCTTCTTCTCTTATAGATTTCAGGAGAGCATCAAGATCCATTTGCTTGCTGTTGTTTTAACTTTTCTTCTTCCAAATGATTTTGGAGTAGAGCAACATAAATGTCTCTCTCCCACGGTATCAAATTTTCAATCTCTGTTAGTGAATATTTATGATACTGCATCAGGGCAAAATTAAGTTTATAATAGCTCTCTAGGTTCATGTGAACCAGAGCTATGCGAAAAAACTTGCAAGACCCTCAAGCACAACTTCACTCTCAACCTTTGTCTTTGGATTTGTTACCGTCAAAGTATGCTTAAGTTTAGGCATTGTTTCAAAGAAACTTTCAATCTCTTTGAACTGAGACGAGTTCATTTGTTCCAAAAATTCAGTCAAATCTTTTTTAGTGTAATCAGCAGCAGCCCAGACTTCATCCTCAGAATAAATTTTATCAACACAAGTTGCAATCAATTCAAACGATTGCTCCATTGCATTCTTCTCATCAAAATCAAAATTGTTTTTGATAAATTGTTCAAGTGATGGATACTTCATCTCCATTAAAATGTTTTCATCAAGTTTGATTTGCTTACTGTGCTTATCATCTTTGATGACGTTGATAGATTCAAGATCAATCTCAACTTCAACAGTTGTCTCACCATCATCAGGGCAAATGATATTTACTTCTACAGATTCTCCTACAGATTTACCACGAATATTCAAGAACAAATATTCAATATCAAAAGTAGGAAGAGTTTCAACTTTGATCCCTCTAGTCAGGATACAATTTTTAATTACTGATTTGATTGCATTAGTAATCTGTTTTGTATCCTCACTCTCAAGAGCAAGAACAAGAAGTTTTTCTTCTTTTACAAGAAAAGGTCTGAACTTAATTTGTTTTCCTGTTGATGGCAATTCAAGTTCATAAGTTGGTGTAGCAATCTTTGGTAAAGGCATAATGTCCTATAGAAGTTCAGTGATTGTATTTATTACACTCTACCAAGAGGGAAAATTGAGTCTGTCCCAGTGTTGGTAAATCTACCGGCTCCAGGTCTTAAATCTGAGCCAGCTCCAAGATCTCTTAACCCAAATACAGCAGTGTTAGGAGTAGGTGCAGGTTCAGGTTCAGGTTGAACTTGCGGTCTTCTTGGAGGACTAGTATTTGGTTTGGGTGTCTTTGGTTCATCAGTGGATATTGATGATGGTCTTTCAGCCAAATTAGGTTTTAAACCTGTCATAATGTATCTCACATATGACATTGTTACATTACATCTTAGCACATCATTTCCATCATATGTTACTGGCATAGAACTGATTGCCTTTGGAAAAAAGTAAAAGAATTTATATTCTAAAACTCGATCATAATCTTTTTCAAATTTGTAAATATTTAAACCCTGTTTACAAATATATTCATTAGGATATTTTGCACGATAGTTATAGTTTGCACTACTTGCTTTATTATTATCTTGATTCATAATATATTCCATCCACTTTTCAAAATATCTTATGGCAATATAATCACTTGCATCAACATAGAATTCAAAATCTATTTCTTGATCAAATTGTCTCCTATATGCATGAGTTTCAGTAACACCAGTTCTATCATTATCAATTTGATATGTTGTTAATCTTGATCCTGGTAATACAGCAGATGAACAATTAAGTCCCAATCTTTCAATTTTTGAAAAACTTTTGTTTATAGTGTCATCAACATCACTAAACTGTGTAAGAGGTAATTCAACATAAAAGTAAGCTGATTGAGACGGTCTAAGGAGATTAACCTTAATTTGATCTACGTTTTTTATTTTAACCTTTTTTTCTTCGGCCATCTATAAATAGTTTTTACCGTATATATTATGTATGGCAGAAAGTAATAAGAGTAAATATAAACCTTCTTTTCC